GTCGCTGAATACAAGGCCAACATTGAGCAGCAGATTGCTGACAAGATTGCACCGCCTGTTGAAAGCAAGCCTCTGCCTTGGGCACCTGTTGCTGACGAGCCTGTTGAAGAGCCTGCGGAGTAAGATACGTGGACATCAATCTCACGCTTACCGTTGACGAAGTAAACGCCATTCTGGGGACGCTGGGACAACTCCCAACGTCTTCAGGTGCGTGGCCTCTGGTCGTTAAAATCAAGGAGCAGGCCGAAGGGCAACTGCCGCCTGCGCCTGACGGCGAAGACGAAGCCTCATAAATCGTGACGGGGAGCCGGAAAAGTGCCTAGCATCAATCTCACTGAAGCAGAACGGCTCGCCCGTATTGAAGTCATTCTTGAGCGCATCGAAGCCAAGCTAGATCGGGTCGAAGAAGACCAGATTGAAGACATGGCGGAACTAGCTGCATTAAAGAACAAGGGTGCTGGCATCTTGATAGGTGTCGCGCTCTTCGCGGCTGGTGTTGGTGCGTCTGTTGGTAATTTGTTGAAAGCATTGTTTGAGTGACACATGGCTTACGTTTTTGGTTCTCGATCTCTAAAACGCCTGGAAGGCATTCACCCTGATCTGCGCCGAGTGATGGATCGCGCTATTGCGGCTACCGATCTGGATTTCACTGTTCTTGAAGGGATGCGAACTCTAGCACGACAGAAAAAGCTAGTAGCATCTGGTGCGTCCAAGACCATGAATAGCCGTCATCTTACCGGCCATGCTGTAGACATTGCTCCCTTAGTTGGGGGCAAAGTCTCTTGGGAATGGCCGCTCTACCACCGCCTGGCTCCTATCGTAAAACAAGCTGCACTAGACGAAGGCGTCCGTATTGAATGGGGAGGTGACTGGCGCAGCTTCAAAGATGGCCCGCATTGGCAATTGCCATGGCGTGACTATCCGGCGTGATCCTCCCGCCGATCTTTGCAGCGGTATTTGTTGTCTGCACTGGTTCGGTCTGGGTGTTCGGTTTTGTCGCGATGTGGTATTTAGCTATATCGGTAGAATACGCTGCGATTAAGTTTCTTAATTTTTCGAGACGGGTAAATAAAGATGGACATGTTAAGGAAATCTTTCACTGGGAAGGATAACGAGACATTAGACATAGGTCGTGTGCTTTGGGCGAAGATGTCCTTAGTGTTCTGTGGCGCATCTATTTACGCAATCTATAATGGCCAAGCATTCGACCCCAGTATGTGGGGTATAGGTGCTGGCGCAGTGCTGGCGGCTGGAGGTGCAGGCATCGCGGCGAAAGCCAAGACAGAGCCAGAAAAAGATGGCTGAGATTGCGTCTATTGTATCTGCCGTCTGGCCTATTATGCTTGCCGCAGTGCTTGTCATAATCAGTTTAGCCAAGCTAGATGGACGTGTGGGCATTTTGGAAGAAAAGGTCAAAGTGCTGTTCGATTTGTTCAATAAGGACAAGTAATGTTACCACTACCTAGTTCTCTAACTCTTTATGCCGCTGCTGGTACTCTGGTAGTAGGAACAATAGCAGGCTACAAGATACGGGATTGGCAGTGTGACGCTGCACTTGCAAACGCCTTGGAAGAGGCGGCAGAGCGGCAGCAGGAGATGCAAGATGAACTGGAACAAAAAGCCAGAGCCTATGAGGCGCTCAGAGATTATGCCGATGGGTTGGGAGCCAGCCGAGGAACGAGCATTCGCGAGATTTATCGTGAAGTTCCTGCTCCTGCCCCTAGCTGTGCTGCTCCTAATTCTATTGTCGGGGTGCTCCAAGGCGGTGTCGATAACGCCAATGCCGCCGCCTCCGGCGAACCTAGAGAGTAACTGCCGCCCACTCGACAATGTACCTGATCCGCTCATCGATCCAGAGCGGGCGCTCTGGGAAAGCCATTTGATTGCTCGTTACATGGAGTGCAGTGTCAAGCATCGCTTGACGATTGAGGCTTGGCGGGCGGCTGTAAATACGCAATAAAGCTGGTATAAGGCTGTATTGAAACTTTAGGTAGCGCCAGATGACCTTACTCCCTATCAGATTGCCGCCGGGCATCTACAAGAACGGAACTGAATTAGATGCCGCCGGACGTTGGTTCGACGGCAATCTTGTGCGTTGGGTTGAAGGAATGATGCGGCCTGTTGGGGGATGGCAGGAACGCACTACTACAACGCTTACCGGTAAACCCCGTGCTATTCTAACATGGCGCGACAACAGCGCCACGCGGCAGATTGCTGTCGGCACACACTCTAAACTCTACGCCGTGTCTCAGTCATCGGTGATTTACGACATCACGCCAACAGGCTTTACGCCAGGCAACGCGGATGCAAGTGTTGCCGGTGGTTTCGGGGTGGGTTTTTATAGCGATGGTTACTATGGTACGCCCCGCGCCGATGTCGGAACTATCACTCCCGCCACGACATGGACGCTTGATACATGGGGAGAGTATCTTGTCGGCTGCGCAAACTCTGACGGTAAAATCTATGAGTGGCAACTTGATACCAGCGGACCTACGCCCGCAGCCGTAGTCACTAACGCGCCGACAGGTACCACAGCTATTATGGTATCGAACGAGCGTTCGCTTTTTGCTTTAGGTGCAGGAGGAAACCCGCGCCGCATAAGTTGGTCTGATTTTGAAAACAACACGGTGTGGACGCCTGCGTCAGACAATCTTGCCGGCAGTATTGATTTGCAGACTGGCGGCAAGATTGTTGTCGCTAAACGTGTGCGCGGGCAAATTCTTGTCCTTACTGATATTGATGCACACGTTGTCTCATACGTCGGCCAGCCGTTTGTCTATCAGTCAGAATATGTAGGCCGATCCTGCGGTATTCCTGGGCCGAACGCGATTGCCGTGCAGGACAACTTTGCAGTCTGGATGAGTACTCGCGGGTTCTTCACCTACGACGGATATATCAAACCACTGCCGAGCGAAGTGTCAGACTATGTATTCTCTGACATCAACCGCGCACAGATGAGTAAAGTCTACGCCGTTAACAACTCACAGTTCAACGAAGTATGGTGGTTCTATCCGTCCGCAAGTTCGCAAGAGAATGACCGCTACGTTGTGTGGAACTACGCCGATAACTATTGGACTATCGGCGAGATGGCTCGTTCCGCCGGTACGGATCGCGGGGTGTTTACCAACCCGATCTTCGTCGGCACCGATGGTATTCTCTACGATCACGAAGTCGGAGTTAATCACGACGGGACTGACGTGTATGTTGAAAGCGGGCCGGTCCAGATCGGCAATGGCGACAACATCTATTACGTCAATGAACTCATACCTGACGAGCGAAATCAGGGCGATGTCACGGCCACATTTTATTCGCGCTACTACCCTAACTCAACGCAGCGATCTTACGGCCCGTACTCTATGACGAATCCCACGTCCGTCAGGTTCAACGGACGCCAAGTTAATATGCGCCTGACAGCCACGCCGAATACGGACTGGCGTGTCGGAACGATGCGACTTAACGCGGCGCCAGGTGGGCGTAGATGAAACTCCCCGCCCCACCGCAGGATTATCTCTCGTCGCACGAGAACCAGCGCAACAGGATCATCGAACAAGCCGATGGCCAGAACTATAAGCGCGGCCAAGATGTGCGTGTCCAACAGCCGTCCAAACTGATTGTCAGCGACGTAGATTTTATTACTGGCGAAACCCATGTAGACCAGACAGGCCGACTACATTGGAACGATACGGACCAGACTCTCAACTTGGGTATGGAATACGGCGTTGTTCAACAGATCGGCCAAGAGACTTACGCCCGCGTAGGCAACACGACAGGCTCGACAATCCCTAACGGAACAGTCGTAGGTTTTGCGGGAGCCACGGCTAACGCACTACTTGTGTCTCCGTATCTCGCGGATGGTTCGGAATCGAGCCTCTATATCATAGGGATAATGACGCACGATCTACCAGATAGCGGCGACAAAGGTTACTGCTGCACATGGGGTTTTGTGCGCGACGTAGATACAAGTGCGTTTACTGCTGGCGATATTCTATACGCACACCCTACAACTGCGGGCGCTCTTACTGCAACGAAACCAACTGCCCCTAACAACGTCATACCTGTTGCGGCGTGTATTATATCCGATGCCACAAACGGCGTTCTTTTTGTGCGCCCTACAATTGAACAACAAGAATACTACGGCGTATTTTCCAAGACT